AAATGCCCTCCGCGGGATCTCCTTTCATTTTCCCGCCATTTAAAAACTCATTTCTAATAATATTATATTTTCCTTCAACAGCATTTAAAATTTCTTCAATACTTGATTGATCAAAATGTTCTTGAATGTTAAGAGCTTTTAAAGGATCATCAATATCTTTATCATCAACATAAAATTCACTGATGTCATATTTTTCTTTCTTTAGTCGTCTTAGCAATGAATATTTTTTAAAACGAGTATAATACATATTAAAATTACTTAATTCAGCAAGTTCATATGCTGTTTTTAAAAACTCTAATCCGCCATCTCTTTTATAGATTTCTGCGCTATTTGCATATTTTTCTACTTCTTGATCTATTTCAATTGGCGTTAATACTGTCGCGCCTTCATCATATAATTTTTTAATAATAATAAAACAAATTCTAATTACTTTTTCATCGAAATCTGTTGGGTATATATCTGTATACTCTAAAAAAAGAAGCGGGTTTTTCATAAGACAACCGATAATTTGGCGATCTGCCGTTCTATCTGATAATGTCAATTAAAACCCTCCTTTGCCTTAATCTTCAAGCCATTCATCTGGGTCCCAACTTTCTTTTTTAATACTAGTATTTTCCTTAATTGGGACAATATATTCTTTAACTTTTGTCTGTACCGCTCGAGCAATATTTGCTGCTTCATGCTCTTTAGCTGCTTTGTATCGCATCATTTTTTCAACCATATATGGCTGTACTAAACATAATGATTCAGCTAATTTTTTCTTTTTTTCTACATAATAAATATAATCTAAACAATCTATAATTATTTGGTCTGTATATCCATAATTGTTCTGTAATCGTTCTCTCTCTTTCCAAATTCTTGGACCTGGTGCTTTTAACCCAAAAATAGTACAAACCTTATTTGCAAATGCCTCTCTTGCATGTTTTTCAGCTAAACATTTTGCACAATAACTATGCATTGTTTTAGTACCTGGCGCGGCATAATCTATTAATTCTTCTCTACGAAATTGTACTTTACACTCATAGCATTGCTTTACTTTACGCATAATATTCTCCTTATTTATACTCTATTAATATTATAACATAATTTATAAAGAAAGTCAATAAAAAAAGAGCCTTTATGGCTCTTTTAAGCTATTGCTTCTTTTAACTCACTACAAAATAGATCAACTAGATCTGCTTGTGAAGGTACTGCTTGACTTAATTTAAATTCTTCATTCCCAAATACCTTTTTAACAATATCTTTCATAATATTTAATCGTTGATCTTTTTCATCTTCTGTTACAGCACTATCAAGATAACCTGTCCAGAGAGTACGAGCTTCATCAATTACTTCTTGGAAAGGACGAGATTTAATCTGTGCAATTTCTGTATGATCAGTAACTTGTGCACCATCAAGTTTTACTGCTTGATCAATAGCATCTCCAATTGCATCAACTAATTCTTTATAACCAAACTTAATTTTTGGTGCAAGATATTGATAACGAGAACCAGCAAATATTGTAGGAGTAGAACGAGTATATAAATAACGTTCAGATGTGCCATCAGGATTCATTTGAACTTGTAAATAACCAATAATATCTACAATTGAATTAATAATTGTATAAGCATTATTAGGCAAATCAGGGCACATAGCTGTAATTGCATTTCCTTCTTCATCCCGCATTTCAGTAGGTTTTTCTTTACTATGCGCGATAAAGAGTATACCAAATCCAAGTAATGTAATTTCACGCCAACATTCTGAAAATTCAGTTTTTAACATTCCCCAACCCTGCATTGGGCTGTTATCTTATAGGCTTTTTATCCTATAATTCTTACACTTACTTATTCGTGTAAGTTCAGCATATCTTTTCATCTTCTTTATAAAGAAGAGCTAACTCTCGTGGAATTTTATATCATTTTAATAATTCAAGAAAACGCTCATATTTTCTATTTAATTTTAATATGTTGTCATTATAATACATTAAATTAAATATCATATTTGTTTTTTCTTTTGAATATGTATATAATCTATATCGTGGAATAGTACAAGTATTATCAGTAGTGTCTTCTAATACAGTAGTTATATGATTAAGCCTTAAATAATCATAAATTGACAAAAAAGTCTCTAACGAAGCTCCGTCTAATTGCCACCTTATTCCATTGTTTGCGCTTGTGACGCAACCATCTCCATCGAAGAAACCTCTTAAAAAATCTGGATAAAATTGATATTGTATATTTTTTATAAAATTTGTATCATAATAAGTTTTATTTGGAATAATGTCATATAGACTTAAATCATTTTTTATTTGTTTAGAGAAAAAATATAATTTAGAGTTTTGAAAACCATTTGCGCGAGTATAATCTTTAACAGGACGTTCATTTTCTAATGCTTTATTTACATCAATTAAAATTTGTTTGTCTTTTTGTTGTAATTCAATACATACACAATTATCTTCTTTATTAACCCATCCATCTGACGCCAATAATCCTAATATATAGGCACTTGCTGATGTTTGATTATTTATATTAAAAAAATTATGATTAATATTGAATTTACTTACATTAGTTTCTTGTATTGTCCTTGTAATAATATTATTACGTGTTAAAGCTCGTTTAATAGTTCCTGTGCTAACATTATAATTTTTTGCCAATTGATTTTGGCTTATTCCACCAATATAAGATTCAACAATAGCTTTTTCTTGCTCTTTCGTTAAAATTGTTTTACTCATCCGAGTTAAACCTCCTATAACTTATATTAAAATATTTAATAATTCTATGCGTTGCGGCTGGCAAGTCTTTTAAAACAAGCCTTCACCTCTGATTCCCATTTCAGGGTTCCAGTTTTTAGTTAGATTTTACATTATTCTCACGAATAATGGGGGCCAGGATTTTAACCCCAAGGAACGTCTCTTATTGAATCTACTCCTTCACGTTGACAAATATATTTTTCACATAGTTGCCAAGCAATTGACGCAGTATCTACTACAATACTATCATACATTTCTCTTGCTTGTGGTTTTCTTAATTGAGTAAGTACCTTCTTAAAATCTGACCACCTAAGAATTGGTACACTACGAATACCTGCTAAAGCATTAGTGCCTTGTTCAAAATTTAAAAATAAAGAACGAGGAAGCTGAGAACCAAAAGTTGATTTACCAGTTTTGGGTTCACCATAAATTAATAGGAATTTACCTTTTAAGTCTCGACTAATCTTAGACGGCTCTAACGAAAATATATCAAGCTCGTTTGCCATTTAAATCACCCCATATAAAATATAGCTGGGAAATTATTCCCAACTATATTTAGAAGCATTTGTCGCAGGAGCCTGCGCTGCAGACTTACTAGTCTTATTTTTAGCATCAATCTGTAGCTGCTCAAGATTAGCTTTTCTCACATTAAAGCCTTTCTTAATCTCCATAGGATCATAAGCAAATTCTTCTTCCTTACCTTCATCATCACCCTTTGTGATAATAAGTTCGCGAACAAATCGAGTAGTTGTTTCAGGGACATCCTCACCCCAAGAACTATCTGCACCAGAAGTCTTCTCTTCAACAGAAGTTACACGAATACGGCCCTTTACAGTAACAGTATCATTAGGATTCCAATTACGTTCAATATAATCAACATGTTCTGGCTTCTCAACAATAAATTCAATTACATCAAGTTTTCCGCCATATTGTACAATACCGCCCTTAATGATTAGACGACCTGTTGGATCACCATCACGATCCTCTTCCGGCCGCATATCCATGATAAAAATATCAATAATAAATGAAGCTACATCTGCCATATTAGTGGTATTTACAAATGAAGAACCAAGTTGCCAGCCATCTACAAGTACACCTTGCTTAGTAATAAATGCATTTTCACGAAGTGAAACACCTGAAAGACGAATAGTATCTGCATTAGCAAGTCCATCATTTTGAACAGTCTTCATTTCTTTAAGATCTTGAATGCTCTTCCAACCAGGATTTAAAGAACCACTATTTGTATATTCCGCGGCGAACATACTTACAGGAATATCACTTGTTTCTTCACGATTATTATATGTTTGTGTTACACGTAGATTTAGATTTACACGTTCATAATTACGACCATCACTTAGCTTGCCCTTATTAAAGGTTGCATCAAGAAGTTTACCTACTAGATTAATCTTTTGTGTTGATTGTTGTGTTAAATCTTTCATATTTTTTTCTCCTATTTTTTTATTTCTTTTTCTTTATTATATCATAATTTATTCTTTTTGTCAAAAACAAGAGTGGCTCCTTTTGTGGAACCACTCCAGAAACTGTTTCCACGCTGGTGGATCAGATTTTATTCAGCCTTCTTAGCAGCCTTCTCTGCGGCACGAGCAGCCTTTGCGGCTTCCTTAGCAGCTAGCTTTTCTGCTTCCTCAGCGACAGGATCATAAGCTAGACCAGCCTCAGTTAGAGTGTGATACTTAACAACCTTGGTCTTAGCCTTACGAGTCTCAGTAGCTGGCTCTAGTTCAACGACTTCCTCGTTAGGAGTAGTAGCATAGCCCTTCTTAATTAGAGCGTTAATAGTACCAGTTACAGCAGGTACAGATACACCAACCGCTTCAGCAATCTGTTGCTTAGTTAGTTCCTCACCAAAATGTTGCTTCATGTAATTTAGAATCATTTCTCCATTCGCAGTCATAATTTTAATCTCCTTTTCTTTTAATTTAATTTAATTTTATATCGTAAGGAACGTTTTCGTTCTCTTTACTTCTTTTACATTATATCATAAATCTTTTAAGAAGTCAAATATTAAACTTTTTTCTTTATTAAGAAAATTATTTTTCTTTTCTTCTTACATCTTTATTATAACAAAATTTTTATAAAAAGTCAATTATTTATCTTCATCAATTATAAATAATTGTTCAGCAAGTTCTTTTGCGGCTTCATCATTCTCACTCTCGTTTACAACGCGATCAAGACGTGTAACAATTTCATCCTTATAATTCTTTACTGCTTTTTGCTCATTAGCAATTTTAGTTTCTAAATTATTAATAATAATTAGAACCCCAACAAGTAATTTTGCATAGTCTGTTTTAGTTAGAGTAGCGGCATCAAAATCATCTGCGCGCATACGATCATATAACTTTGCATAATCATCACGCATAGATTGAGCTGTTGCTTCACCCTTATCGTCTTTTCTTTCATGATCAAAATTCATAACTTGTTCTGCTAAAATTTCTGTAGCATGAGTTACTTCTTTAAATAATTCAATATATTTTTGATGCATATTATACCTCACATAATTTCTATATTTGTATCAGAATTTCGTGCGTCAATAATGCGAACTCCAGAAGTCATTCGGCCTTGTACAGGAATAGAAGCTATATCTAAAAGTACTGCCTTATTATTAGAAGAAATAAATATTTTTTCTTGATCATCTGGAACAGCATATATTAAAGCAATAATTTCATCTTTTAATGTCATAACTTGAGAACCTTTAACTTGTCGTGATGTAATTTGAAAATCATTTAGAGGAGTAATTTTTCCTTTTCCAGTAGTAGTAATAGTTAAAATACCTTTATATAGGACATTATCTTTAACAATTGTAGCAGTTTGAATCCATTCATCAGCACGCATTTTAATCGCCTTGACTCCACGCGCGATGCGCCCTACTGGATTTAATTCATTAATAGGATAAAAATTATAATTACCACTATTAGTAACAATAAAAACTTTATCGTTATCTGTAATTGATAAATATGCTCCTACTAATTGATCATTATCATCTAGTTTTACTGCGGTAGTACCATGCTTTGCGCGAATATTATATTCTGTAATTTTGCTTCTCTTAATGTAGCCTTGCTTACTAATAGTAATTAAATCTTGATAAGCATTAAATGATGTAATATCAATTAAGAGAATAACTTTTTCATTATCTTTAGTGGTAATAAGTTCATAAATTGAATAATCTTTACCAATATCAAGTTCAGATAATGAAATAGTATACATTCGTCCTTTATTAGTAAAAATAGCAACAGTGCTTAAATTAGTTGTATATAATGTTTTAAGCAAATTCGCATTTTTTGGCGGTTTAATATTAATTCCTTTTCTACCACGCTTCCCACCCTGTAAATCATTTTTATCTACAATACGAATTATATTATTATCAAATAACATTACGCCAACTTCTTTTTCTTCCGCTGGTGATTCAATTTCAGAATCACTTATATTTAAAATTTTAGTACGACGTTCGTCACCAAATTTATTTGCTACATTTTGTAAAATTTTAATTAATTCATCATCTAAAGCGGTGCTATCATCTAATAAGTGTTGATACCATTCTATATCTTGTATAAGTTGCTCCCGTTCATTATTTAATTTTACAATATCTAGTTTTGTTAATGAAGAAAGCTTCATAGCTAGAATTGCTTTTGCTTGCTCTTCATTAAATTCAAACTTTAATTGTAATGCGGCAGAAGCCTCAGTCGGATTACTAGATGCTCGAATTGTAGCTACAACTTCATCAATAATTGAATAAGCTTTAATAAGACCATCAACTATATTTTTTCGTGCAAGAGCTTTATCTAAATCAAATTTAATTTCACGACGTTTGCAAAGACGAATATGAGTAATATAAGCTTCACAGGCTTGTTTCCAACCAAAAATTTTCGGGAATCGGCCTTGATCTAATAATACCATATTAATTGAATACCAATATTCTAATGATGTATCTTTATAAAGTTTTTCAATCATACGCTGAGGATTAACACCCTTAGAAAGATAAATACGAATATCAGCTTCTTTTTTAGTATGATCAACTACTCTATCAATACCATAACTTTCATTATTATTAGTCAATTCAGCAAGTTGATCAATAACAGTATTAGTAAAAACATTATAAGGTAATTCAGTTGCTTGAATCATGTTTTGATCAGGAATATATTTTAATGTCGCTCTTAATCTAATTGATTCGCCTTTCCCGTTTCTTAATGATTCTTTAATTGCATTAGCATTGGTAATAGTACCGCCGCAAGGAAAATCAGGTACACAATAAATTTCATCAAATGAAGCATTAGGGTTTTTAATTAAAGTAATTAAAGCATTATTTACTTCTTTAAGATTAAAAGTGGGAACGCTTGTAGCAAGAGCAACCGCAATACCAGAACATCCATTAACAATATTCCAAAATCCAATTGATGGGAATACACTTGGAATCATTTCTGTATCATCATAGTTAGAATAATATTCATCACCAATTGCATTTTTCTTTAAGCCATCAAATAAAATATTAGATACTTCGGCGGCTTTCATCTCAACATAACGCGCTGCTGCATGGCTATCAGGAGAAGTAGGATTACCGAAGTTACCTTGAACTGCTTCAAGCGGATAACGATATGACCAAGGTCTTGCCGCACGAATAAAAGTATCATACATTGCAATATCCAAAATTGTTATTATCATTTGGCTTTTTATCCAAATCTCTGGAAGTTTCCTTCATTTTCATCAGCTAGTCAATTCTAGCCCAGTTTAGCATATCTTTTCATTTAATTTAATTAAATGTCGCGGCCTCGTGGAGAGATTATATCTTTTCACTCTCTATGCGTTGCCCCTGACTATACTTAATATAGCCTTCGGTTCGGATTAGCAGTAAAGCCTTCCCGTTTAATTCCGCGATTTAATCACGGCAATATTGCTTATATAAATTATATTTTCGGTCTAAATAAATACTACTATTATCATATAGTAAATGTAGTATATCTTTTGAAATACTTTTCCCGCCAACAGCAAATTTATATATTGTACCATGTGGATGTATATATTTTTCAGAAGTATTTTTCCAGTTTAATTGTCCAATAAAGAAATTTCGTACATATTCTAATATTTCTTTAGAACCAACTAGTCCAACTCCATATTCTGTACTTCTAATATATCCATCACCATCTAATAATCCACGGATATAAGCAATCTCTAATTGAATAGTCTTACATTTATATGGGATTTCTTTTCCGCTTTTCCCTTGAAATAACCCATATTGTTTTAAATTATTCACAAGTTGACGTCCGCAAATAACAACTTGATAAGTAATATTATCTTTTGTATATGCGCCACCAAAATGTTGCTTAATCATTTGTGGAATTTCTTCCTCAGTACAATTCATATATCGTAGAAACTTTTTTAGATGTTCTATATCAATTTCTCCTAAAGAAATATTTAGCCATCCATTAGTTTCATTTATGTATCCATCAGCAGTAATAAATCCTAACCAGTAAGCATCTTCTTCTGTTTCAATAGAATTAAAAGCATTTTTATTATTACTATATTTATAATGTGGCTAATATTCTTTTCCTAATATATTCAGCCAATTTTTGAATGTTCTACTTGTTGCAGTAGAATTAAACATTCTTTGTAATTCAAGATATTTAATATGGGGATGTTCAAGATAATAATTTATCATTTCTAGTTCATTATCATCAAACCCATAACAATATCCATCATCTTTAAATATAGTATAATAATCAATTTCTGGGATTGTTTTACTTACTGCATTTCTATCTACTTTAAATATCTTAGCCGCCTGACTAATACTAACTTCTGGATGGTCTACGATATATTTTGCTGCATTTAAAATATTTTGTAATTTCTTTTTCATATAACTCACCTCTATTTATTTTGTAGCACGAATAAGCAAGTTATATGATATTTTACACCGAAAATTTTAATTTTTTAGCATCTTACCTACCGTGAACATAACTCTGAGCCATCGCCGCAGCGACACTCTTTTGGGCCTTTTGAAACTTGTCTTTATATGTCAATTTATTACTATATTGAGCATATAAACCTTGTCGTAACCCTGGCTTCAAAAAGTCTCGTACATCAGGTACAGCACGATCTTGCGCAATTGCCGCGCCATACTTCAAAAAGGCATTTTCTATTGTATTCTGGAAGTCTACTTCTTTAATCAATTATTTCACTTCCTTTTCTTTCATTTATTATATTATATCATAAATTTTTATTATTGTCAATTATTTATTTATTAGTTATTGCTTCTATAATTTCTTCTGCTAACTTTCTAGCAGCATCATCGGATAATGCCCAATTCATATATTTTCTATGACATTCATCACATGAATTAGTATCATAATATTTGCAATTATCGCAATATACATAATCAAAATTTTTTAATAAAACATCCATTACTTTTTGTATTTCATTTATCATTGTATCACTTATTCAAAATACTAAAATTAATTAAAGTTTTAGTATAGTTTCTCCTTTTATATTTTATTTATCTATTCTTTTCTCCATATTGTTGAAGTAACATATCAAAAATTTTTTTATTATATTTAATTTTTGGTTTTGAAATACACCCTTCTTTTATTTTTTTTGAATTATCATTAAAAAAAGAAATATTTTTTTTCTTTTGTTCATAAAAAGTTGCTTTTGATAAATTAATTTGATTAATTAAATCTTCTACTGAATATAAATAACTATTTTTTTCTATTTTCATTTTCTTTTCATTATTATTACTATTATTATCACTGTTACTGTTTAATTTAAATAATTTATTTATAGCAGTTTTAAAAATACTATGATTGCCATTTTTTTTATTATATCCTTGTTGTATACTATTATATTTATATATATAATAACTTTCTTCATTATCTAAATCTTCAGGGTCACATCTTACTAATATTTCAAAAGTAAATTTTTCTGGGTTAGATTGAAATTTAGTATGCCAATCATCTTCTGAATATGTATCAGTGCTATGTTGTTTTAATCGTTCATAAATATCTTTTGATTGTCCAATGTAACATTTATTAGTTTCTTTTTCTGTAATTTTATAAATTCCACATACTGCCATATTATCACCTATTTAAAATACTAAAATCAACATTCTCAAACAAGAAATCTCGTCTGCCTTCAACTTCTGGCCCCATTAGCATCATAATACTTTCAGCCGCAGCTGCGATGTCATGAATTGTTAGAACTTCAAGTCTACGATTTTCAGGATGCATCATTGAGGCAGCCATATCATCTGCACTCATTTCCCCGAGGCCCTTATTTCTTCCTTGTTCCCATCCACTATATTTAACTCGCATTTGTTCAAGTTCTTTGTCATCATAAGCAAATACTCGCTTATCGCCTTTGGTTAAACGATAAAGTGGAGCACGAAGCCAACAAAGTCTACCTTCTTCAATAAACTTAGGCATTAAGACATAAAATAGAGTAGAGATTAAGCACATGATAGAAAAACCATCGACATCAGCATCTGTCGCAATAGCCACTTTACCATAATTTAATTTTTTACTATTATATTTATTCTGAATCCCACATCCAAGTGCCATAATAATATCAGAAACTTCCTGATTTTCCAGACATTCATCAAGTGGATGCTTTAACAAATTCTTTACCTTACCGCGCACAGCATATAACGCTTCTTTAATTACATCACGCGCCGGCATAAGGCCACCAAGTGCAGAATTACCTTCGCATATAATCAGCATTGAATCTTGTCCGTGCTTTTCGCAATCTTTAAATTTATCTGATGAAGTAATTTTTTGTTTCTTTTGTTCTACTTCTTTCTTTTCAAAATTAAGAACTGCATTTCTTGCTTTATCTGCGGCGGCCTCTGCTTTTTCAATTTTTTTAAGCATTTCTGCAATAGCATTAAATTCACTATTGTATTTAATATTCATTTCCTTTAATGCCGCAGTAAATGCTGTTGTAGCAAGAGTACGTAATGATGGATTATTAATTTTTGTTTTTGTCTGATTAGCAAATGAAGGATTTTCTACTTTACAATTAATTACATAAAATAAATTTTTACGAATATATTCGCCATCAAAATTTTCATTTGCTAATAAATTAAATGTTTTAGTAATTGCTGCGCGAGCACCTGTAACTGGTGTTCCAAGCTCAGGACAGCGAAGACCATTTACAAATACATATGGTGTTTCTTTTTTAGTACCCCATTGAAAAGCAATTTCTACACTATCAGTTCCATCATCTGCTGATGCTGTTAATATATGCTTTTGAAGTGGTTTATTTACATTATCACTTACAAAATCAACAATACCATTTTTAGCACAATATACTTTTTCTTCTATTTCATTTGAGACAATAAATTTAATGCCAGGATATAAATATGAAATATCATGAATATCATTACAGATACGTTCATATGAATATCCTATTTCACCATTTTTAAATACTTCTCTATCAGGCTTAAATCGCACATATGTACCATTTTTTTCTTTTGTATTGCCTTCTTTATAATCAATTAAATTGCCTTTCTCAAAATAGGCACATGCGGTTTTACCGTCACGAATACTTTGAACTTCAAATTTTTCAGAAGATAAACAAACGCATTTTGCGCCAATCCCATTTAATCCCGATGCGTTTTTATATACGTTATTATTAAATTTACCGCCTGTATGTGATTTAGAATAAATAGATACCAATACATTTTCGCCATCTTCACGAATACCAAAAGGGACGCCGCGCCCGTGGTCAATTACTGATACCCAATTTTCTGTTTCATTAACAGTAATTTTGATTGCATCTCCAAAACCAGCAAGTGCTTCGTCTGTACTATTATTAATAATCTCTTTTAAAGCCTGATAAGTGCCTTCATTATCATCACTCCCAAGATACATATTTATTCGGGTTCGTACACCTTCTCTAAAACTTAAACTTTCAATTGAGTTAATATCATAAGCCACTATATCAATCCTCCTTTTCTTTTCATTTTATTATACCATAAATTATAAAAAAAGTCAAACCTTTTGGTTTGACTTATTTATTTAAATAAATAATAATGTCCTTATTCATAAAACAATAATAGAATTCTATTTTTTCTACCGATAAACTGTATTCCCAACTTAAATGATGATAGAATTGTGAATCATTATATAAATTATAGTCAAATTTTCTTAAAATATCTCCATCTTTGAATTGGATTATAATTGTTCCCCAGTCGTGTAGGTTTTGTTCAAACCAATCTAAAACTTGTTTTAAAGTCATATTTGAAAAGATATATTCACCTTTTCCATTACCCATATCACAAGTTTGTTTTTCAATAATATGTGTCTGCATAATTATTTCCTTTCTTTTTTATTTTATTATACCATAAATTATAAAAAAAGTCAAGCATTTTATTGCTTGACTTCTTACTTTTATTCTATCCTTGGTTTTAGATGCTTCTCATCAGCAAAACAATGAATCTTAATGTTAGTACCGAT